GTGAGGGAGTGATCGGCGAAGTTTGCGCGGAAGTATTTGAGGCGCTCGACTACTTCGACGTAGGGTTTCCCTTTAATGTTCGTTGTTTTGAATTGGTGCATTTTTTGTTGGTTTAGTTGGTTGGTTTGCAGCGAAGTTCAACGCGGCGCGGATGCTGCCAAATCGCGCCCGGCATAGGGTGAGGGTGTCAGCCTCGCAGTAGACGGAAGTAAGTTGCATTTTGGATTGGTTAGAAAGTGTAGGTGTCATCTTCTTTGTTGAGTTCATTGGTTTTTTTTAGGTACGCAAATATACATAAATAAATAATAGGCAGTGCGCAGAATGATATGTACCACCACCAGCGGTCGTGGAAGTCAGCCATCATGTAGACCATGGATAGCACGAATGGGAGGATCAGGAGTAGGTTGGCCATTAGTAGAATAGGTTTTGGAACTCGTACAATGTAAAGTCTTTGTTCAGCGCTAACAACAGCGTAATGATTTCATCGAAAGTGCATTTCATGTAAAACTGTCTGCTCTTGAGGAAGTCGATGCAAAAATCCCTGCTGTGTACGTGTTCGTAGCTTTCTATGGCTGCGCGGTCTTCGGCGCTCATGCGATCCCAAAGGGTTGGTGCTTGTTGCATAGTTAATTTTGGTTTAGAAGGTTTTGACGTGCTTGAAGGTAGCGTCCGTAAAGTTCGTAGTTGAACGTCAGCGGCCTTTTGGTTTCGCTGGATGAAGGCGTTGCGGTTCGTTCCAGCATGTAGCGGATATGGCGATGCCACGCGTAGAGGTATGCGGGGATGAAGTTCATGGTTTGGTTGGGTTTAAGGTTGGCATTGGTAGAGGTGTTGATGAGCGTTGGAAGCGGATGAAGCGAAACCAGTCGCGGTGTTGGCTGCGGAAAAGTGCGTCTACAATTTGACGTATTCGCGTCGAGTTGGTGTTCGGCTGGAATGGATAGTCGGCGTGCATTGCGTACATGCCGCTCGGCAGCTTGTGGATGTACGCCTCAACGACTTTGCCGTTGTCCATCGTGATTGGGGTGTGGGTGATGATTTCGTGGTTCATGGTTGGTTTGGTTTACGTTGGTTAAAAGATTGTGCGTTGTCAAGTCGCGCCCCTCGGTGGGTTAGTATGCTATTTAGCGTCTTTCGTCGATAACTTCTCTGTGTATCGCAGCCATCTCACGGTAGGTTAAATCTCCTTTCAACTTAAACGCCCTACCGCAGTAGCGCGTGTAAACGCCTTGTTGGGCTGGATTCAATACTTTTGTTCCATTGTGGTTGAATTCGACTTTTGCCAATGCATCCTCAGCAAGATTAAAGAGTCTTTTGATTTCGATAATTTGTGTTGTTTCCATGGTATGTGTTTTTTTCCGTTTTGGTATATGCAAATATACATACATATATATATACGTTCCAAATGTTTTTTTATTTTTTTTTATGCGTTTACAGCGCGTAGGGGCACTTTCTGAAAAAAACTTTCAGACACCATTGATTTTGAAGCCTTGATTTTCCGCACTTACCTCAACCGAGCGAACAAAACGACGCTCGCCAGCAGTCCCAAAATCGCCCCCATTAGCAGTATCGGCCACCTGCTTTTGCGCTTCTTCGGCTGAACGACGACAGTGCGATCTACGATTGTCGTGTCGCGCATTATTAAGCGCTCTACGACCGTATCTCTGCGCAGACGGATGACAATGCCACTGCCTGAATTTGCGACGCTTAGAACGCTTGTTTTAGCACTGTCGCGCAAAGTGAAGCGGCGTATCAACCCGGCACTGTCGCACAGGTCGGGAAGCGTCAACTCCGTCAAGCTGCCAGCGGTCACGACTTGCCGGTCGGTGTGAACGATAGCACTGGTGCGGATTACCTCCGCAGGCTTCCGGCAGCAGCCAAAAAGCAGCAGGCTAAATATGAGCGTACTCTTGTGTCGCATTGAACGATGGGCAGGCTTTGGATACTTTCGGGAAGTCGCGATGGCCGAGTATCTTGGCCGCTGGGTACTTGGCGCGCCACTCATGCAACACCTGTGAGAGTGCGTCTTTTTGGCCTTGCGTGCGATTGTCCAGCGGATTGCCACGCGAATCAATGCCGCCAATATAGGATACGTGAAGTGAAGCAGAATTATAACCAGCCACCCCATTGCAAATCTCATTATCTGCTGAAAGCGTGACAACTTCCCCATTTGCTTTTACGATTTTGTGATAGCCACTGGCCAACCAGCCAAGGCGTTCACGCCAGTAGCGCTGGATGCTTTCAACCGTTGCGCTTTGTGGGGAAGCTGTGCAATGCACCACAAGGTATTTAATTTGTCGCATATCGTGAATTTACGTTGTATGCAGTTTAACCACCCACTCAGTCCTGTCGCGATTCTTCCCATTGTCCTCCGTTGTCCGCAGGCGCTCCTGTTGCAGGTTCAGCCAATAGCCACCAAGTGGTTTAGGTGAGCGACCTTTTTCAACGTGGAAGCCACCTTCACCAGCACCGTATTCTTCCTTGTAGGTAGATGTGCGCACCTGATGTACACGCCTCTGCTGGATGATGTCTTGCGTTCGGTTGAAGTATTGCACCACATTGACGTGATGGTAAAGCTCGTGAACGTGACCTTGCCACGTCAGGTCGTAGCCTTCAACAAAAGACATAATGCGTTGGTCTTGGATGACGCCCTTGGTCACTGGGCCACCTCCGCCTGAACCGTGATAATAGTGGATGACGAAGGCGCGATGCAGGCCGCTACGAATTTTCCCCACCACCTTTAACGTGCCGCCGTAGCCGCCCAATTGCAGGTTGCTTTGGTTCTTGTAGTTGAATATCGACTGGAACATTTGAAGCGGGTCAAACTCCATATGCTTAATAATCTGCGTTTCGTGGTTACCGTAGCCAATAAGCAATAGGTTGTCTTTGTACGGACTAAACCACTCGACCGCATCCTCGACCACGGCTTGCAGGTAGTTGCCTTTGTTATGCTCGGGCCTGATGTCATCCTTGCTTTTACGCGGGTCGCCTTTGCCTTGCATCAGGCAGAAGAAGTCGCCATTCACGATGACCCCTGCGCCCTTCGCCTTTGCCGCGTCCAAGTCTTTTTTTAGGAGCGGCCTGTTGCATTTGGGGTTGTCAAAGTGCAGGTCTGAAATTAGCAGTAAGTTCAGTTCGTCACCCGCGTAGGCGAGTGTGTGGATGTTAGCCGCGTTGCGCGTTACTATCATTAGTCAGGGTTTTGAGAATCTTTGCTTCCAACACTTCTGCAATCTTCACGCCTGAAAATCCCACAAGGAATGCCAAGCCGTATTGAATGTTGGGTGCGTCAATTTTCAGAAAGCCGATCAGCACAGGCGCGAGGTATGTCGCGCACAATGAACCGCTGAACACGCTGACCAGTTGCACCTTCCAATTCCGTTGCTTGGGAAGAAGCAGAAGCGAGCCGAGGAAACCTGCAATCGTTAGGCCGATGTTGATGCCGATGGAGTTAAGAAATTCTTTCATTGTATTCATTGGTGTAAGTTTCGTCCCAGCCAAGGAAGGTGTGTACGCCCACGGGTGGCGGCCACGTTTCGTATTGCTCCCAATCTGCATCGGGTTCGTTTGTCCACAGCAAGTCCACGCAGTAGGTGTTGTCGATTTCGCCCAACTCAACGCAGGTGGCATCGGGTTGGGAAAGTTGATAGAAAGCCTCGAACTCGGCTTGGGTTGGGAAGGCGTATTTGCGGAAGGTAGCCATTACGTTAGTCGGGTTATATTGGCGAGTTGGTCATTCGATAGCCTTGTCGTGTAAATAGCGGCGGCGCGGATGCGGTCGTTAAGTTGAGTACCTGCACCTCCGTCTGCACGCACGCCAAGTCCAAATACAACGGATGCTAATGATGGTATTGCGATTGTTTTTGTATCTCTTAAAGTGCCGTTTACATACAAAGCCGTTCCACTTGCCGCAGAATTATATCCGACCGCTATTTTTTGTATACCTGATGTCAATCCACTTGCGGTAGTTGTAACCGCTACGCCACCTGATGTTGCAACAAATTCAATACTTGTCCCTGCTGAATTTATTTCAAGTGACAAAAGGTTGTTACCATCGACACGCATATTGACAATGCGTCTTGCCGCACTTGACGCAAAGTTTCGCACATCCACCTCCGCATAAATCGTACCCTCGGTCTGCCCTATCAGCCCACTAACAAGCGCCCCCGATGCGCTGATGACATCAGCGGCACGGCTTACTGCTGCTGTCGTTGTGGGGATGTATGTGGTCGCGACGCTGCCTGTTTCGAATTGTGCGCCCCAAGTGTATGCAGTTAAGTTGAGCGCACCTGATGCGGCGAAGGACAGACTGCCGCTTGTGGCTGCCATGTTGAATAATACTTGCCCCGATAAGTCGCCTGATGCAATAGTGTATGGTGCTGAAATAAGCCTATACCATCCATTTCCGTAATCTTGGATACTTGCACCTGCGGTTATTGCCGTACCGCTTGCGAGGTTAAAATAGGAAATTGCAGTACCACTTGCTCCTGTAAATAATGAAAAACTAATCGCACAAAAATCGAGAGGATTAGTTGCTCCACGCTTTACAAATAAACTAAAAGTGTGAGCGCCTGAAGCGGTTGCGACAATTTGTCCCCCTGAATAATAAGCATTTTGACTCGTTCCGCTCGCTGCACCACCGACATACTTGGTTATACTGCCACTCGTTCCGTCGGGTGCAAGAAAGTCAGTGCTGCCTGTTGTAATGGTCATTCCACCTGATGCCGCAGGTGTATCTTGTGCCGTCATCTGATTTACCCAACGAGCCACATTCTGCCCACTCGCCTCCACCAACAATGCAGGGCACGACTGCCCCAGCCAATCGATGCGCGGCACTCCCGAAGCTACGCTCTCAATCAACCCGCTGCTATTCACCCGCGTCGCCGTTGTGTTGCGGCTGACGGCGAACCGCATCGTGCTGTCCTCCGCCACAAATGGAGGCACGTCTTGGTATAGGTTGCCAGCCTTGTAGAACTGCGGGACAATCAGCAGCGATGGCGTTGCAGGCAGACCGTCAGTGTAAGCCTCTTGACCGCGTGCCACCAAGCAGCTGCCTGTCCCAGCGTTTTCGTCTTCAACAGTAGCACCTGCGCCCTTCGCGCCTTCAAGCGCTGCTGCCCACTGCGTCTTGTAAGGATTCGTGCCGTGTTGAGCGACAAACGGCAAGCCGTAGCCAATGCCTAAAGCCATCAGACCGCGCTTACGATGGTTACGCCCTGCATCGAATATCCGATCACACTGCCTGCGTTCA